TCGATGTAGGCAATACCCCAATCAATCTGCTGGTACTTGTTAGCAGTCTTGAGATATTCAGATCGTCCTTGTGGTATTCCATAATGTGATCCATTAACAGCAGTTTCATCCCATGCAGATTCTTTTCCATATAAGGATGCTAAGCATTTATATTGCTGGGTGTTTTGTAATTTATGAGCTGCATATTCTTTTGCTGAAACATATTGTTTTGCCTCATTAGGTGCATCAGCGTAAGCCGGTGAAAACAGAGTTATCCCAATAGCTACTAGCACCCCGCGACCTACCCGCCTCAGCGGGTCGCGGTGAGCCCTTAATGGGCTCTGCGCCGTTAGCGTACCATCGCTGTCAAGTTCCCCGCTTAATGATCGGCGTGTCATTGGTGTCCCCATCCATCGCCTTTAAAGCTTATGCCAAAATTACTGAAGATTCTTGTCATTTGAATACCGCAACAGATTGGCTGGTGTTCCTCGTGTATTGACTTTTGGATCTCCATAGTTATTTCGCAGCTGACACATTTGTATTCATATACTGGCATGTTAAACATTCCTTTCCTTCAAAGTTCCAAGATCCGCACCCCGAACATCTGACTACCTCATGAGATGGCACTACTTGATGCAAGATTGGCATAAGATCATCAACTCGCATAAATGCCAGGTATTGACCTACATCCTCTCCCTGTCCATTGCATCGCATAATGACTATTGGCAGTTTTCCGTTTGAGTTTGACGCAGCTTGTTTAATCCAGGCTAAAGGCTGAAAGTCTGATCTAGCCTTTACCTCGATGCTGAGAGTTGGGATATTGAGGATGTCCTCACCTTGCCTCCCAGCACCTGCGGTATCAGCATAAGCCCACCATTGTTTCAGGTATTCGGCTATGACCTTTTGAGTCCTATAACCTCGATGTTTTCGATGGTTTGTCATAGATGATGTTTATTCTCGCATCTATTACATAACCAAACGACTAAACCATCCTCGCGATCATATTCATTTACCTGGGTAAACGCATCGCAATCTGAACAGTTCATGACACCGCCATAACCGCTAAAACTATAAATAAAGCCATTCATGGGGCTTTTGTAAATGTCTTTATCCATTTATCGAATGACATTTCTTACAAGTCCAAGTCGCATTAGCTGGTGCGTCAGCATTTTCAACTTTTGCTACATGAGCCAAAATGACCTCCTCGTTACATAACTGACATCGAAGAGTCAAGTGCATGAGATTCATCCACTGACCATTTACCTTAACTTCAACAAAACCCATTTTAAACACTCCGTAACTTCTGTCGCTCCCACTTGCCAGACGATGCAAGGCTGTACCAAACAGTTGAGCACTTTGCTTCGCCTGTTCTTGGCGCGTAAGTGCAGAAGAATCCGCCCCAGCCACGCCCATTCTTTTCGCCTTCTTTCCACGCCATTTCGCCATGGATGCATTGCTCGGTATTAGTGCCACCTAGAACATCCTGAATATTGGCAATCGCTTCAGCTGCGGTAATTGCTGCTGGTTGATTGACATCGCCATAAATTGGCTCAGTAGTCCAAGGATCAGCAGCTAGTGCTTCCTCTTTTGTTTTAAAGCTTGGCACTTCATTAGCCTTTGCAATGTCCTTGGCTGATAGGCGTTGAACCTTGTTCATCTCTTCTCTACTTGGTCGCTTTCCCTTAGCAGCATAACCCGCGTTTGCAAGCGCTCGACCGATTGCCGAAGTCTCGCAATTCTCCAGCGCTGAAGTAGCATTAACGCCTCGATCAGTAACTTTCTCTTCTGCGTACCCGGTCGTAAACGCGACACCATCAGCGTAAGTTCGGTAAAGGTACGCTTTAACAATGAATCTATCATCAGCAAAACTCTCCAATTCTGTGCTTATGCGAAAGTCTGGAAAGTCCTTAATAAACTTTTCCAAACGACTTTCAACTGTTTCGTAATCGGCTAAATTAAACACTTGGTAACTCCTCTTGTTTTAATAGGTACTCGGTTTGTTCCGGTAATGACCAAACAGTACCGTCTGCCCATGTCTGGACATCGATGGCGCAGCTGTTGCAATAATGCCGTCGTGTGCCTTGGCTTTTAGGATGATTGCTGATGACGGTGTAACTGGCTGGCTTTTGACCAAGCAATGAATTAACGCCGTATCGCACTTTGCAGTAATCGCACCAGATACCTGGCGCAGCTTTAATAACTGTCAAGGTCAGTCCAGTCAGTTGATGCAATCTGTCCAGCGAGCGCAATGTATGCTGCGCCGTCCTTGTAACTGTCTGCGTGGAGGCTTGTTTCTTGTAAGCGTGCGATTTTGACAAGCGCCATACAGATTGCGACTTGGTGAGGCTCGATGTCGCGTTCAAGATAGGTGCTCCAATACTTGGAGATTCGAAGGTGATTGAGAGCTGCCAAGCCGTAATCTTTACCTCGGTCTTGGATAAGGTCTTTTGCTTCGTCAAGGATGTCATCAGCGCGCATTAACACTCACGCGCTGACTATTCTTGCCAATCGCCAAGCCTTCACGCTTGCCCTCTGAAAAGCCTTTGCCCCATCCAACGATGAACCAAAGGATATTAGCTAACATCAGTAAAACAATTACTGGTACTTGTAGATCCATTTCTTTTGCTCCCGATTCTTGTAACCATTGTTGGCTACAGGATTACGGTCTCACATTTATCCGACAATTTCTCGGACATTTCGATAACGAAACGGTAACGATTTAGCCCCAGCGTTTGCCTTGGTAAATAAATGATCCATCTTTAGGATCGATTGGGATAAGTTCAGGCGTAAATCGCTTGCCGTGTAATGTGCCTACGACGAAACCCATCTGCCAATTCGCATAACCCTTTGTGTAGCCCATTCCAGGGCTTGAAAGGTCTACAAGGTTGCCAACCTCAACACCCCAGACAATACGCCCGTAGCGCCCTCCAGAAGCCTCAGAATGGGCACTGAGCCCAAGTCTATGAGTATGTCCTGACACAACTGATTTACCCATACGCATAGCACCATTTAGGGCTGTTTGTCCAGGCTTGTTTGATAATGGAAAAGCGTCACCGTGGCAAGTATGCCAACCTGGAGCAAAATCAAAACCGTTTGGATGATATTTAATGCCAGCCTTGTCATAGCCCATAAACTTGTCATAGCGCAGCTCTGGCAGATTCATAAATGCCGGGAGTCTGCGAGACAAAGACTTATAAACACGGGCTCCATGATTGGAGCCAACTACATCAGTAACGCCAAGATATTCGAGAATCTCTAAAGTCAGTTTACGATCTTCGTCGATGTTGCCTTCAACCTCTTGCCATGGTTGAGCAAAACCTCCTAGTTGAGGTAGATCAATCTCATCGCCAATGCAGATAGTTTGGTGGGGTTTGTAAGCTCTTAAAAACTTGCCTAGATTCTTGACTGCTGCTTCATGAAAGAAAGGTGCTTGAATATCTGAAATCCAGGCAATTCTTTTGACTGTCATTAGTCCTCGTCGTCATCATCATAGTCCCCAAACTTTTCAGGGTCGATTGGATCAGGCAAGATCCATCCAGGATATGCTTGTGGCTCAGTAATCATGAACATCGCAATATCTTCTGCAAAACCTGCCCGTTTCAAGCTGCAAAAGTATTCGTATAGCCCAATGCAATAAGCATCAAGTTTTGAATAACCTTGCTCCTCAAGCGCTTTCGTTGCTTTTCTTGCCATGTGGATAAGTGTCCCTTACTTCTTGAGAAGTTCCATCATCTGTTCCTGGCGTGTCTCTATTCTTGCCAATCGGTCTGCGAGAGATGAACCACCATTCGGCGTAAGAGTCCACAACCAACCGCGAACCAGATAACGCAAGCCGCCAATAAAAATAGCAAGCGTCGAGACAATAGCGAGAGTGAATCCCGCCCAATCATTTGCACTCACCTCAAACCATACGCTTCATCTTTAGGATTTAACCAACGCAAAATCGGTGGAATTGTTGCCAAAGCGCCAGCGTAAGCGATGTGCTTTAGATCAGTTTCTCCCGCAGCTGCAAGTGCAAGAGCAGCGGTCAGAAAGGCTCTTGCCCAACTTGCCAGCATCTTTTTTAGATCTTGTGTCATCAGTTCCTCCTAGTAATGGAATGTTAAAAAACTTCGAATCCGTGTCACCAGCTTTTGTAAAACTGATGTGAATGTGTTTGGTGTGTGGATTAATTCCGGTGTATTTACGCCAGCGCCAGAAGCTTCGAGCGCTTGCAATCTTGTGATTAAAGATGACATAAGCAATGCGTTTATCTGACTTGGCTGCAATTCGTATCTGGTCGGCAATGTAAGCAGCTGTAGAGGTTTGTTCGTTGAAATCAGCATCGAGATCGATAGCGCGGACATACCCTGTATCAGGGTCAGGGTTATGATCGCTTTTCCTGGCTGAGTGCTTGGCATCTCCGATTGTGCCGTCTGAGTGACGCTTTCGAGATGGATAAGCATCGTCCGCCTGTTCTCTAAGTTGGATAAGCGCTTTACTTAGTTTAGGT